AACGAGCCGACAACCCCATTGCCTTGCCCCCTTCTGGCTTGTCATAAAATTCTTCTTTAACAATATTGGATAAAGAATCAAATAAAAAAATGTGCTTTTCTTTATCATCAGTAAGATATCCAATAATGCTTTTCATAATATCTTCCACTACGGTTGATTGGATAATTACTACATCGTCAATATCAATACCGCATTTCTTGGCGTACTCATCATTGTACGACGATTCTGAATCAACAATTACCGGCCTATATCCCATTCTTTGAGCCTCTGCAATAATTCTAAAACACATTGTTGTCTTACCAACAGACGGCGTTCCCCAAAACAAATGGCTTGCCCCGGAATTTAATCCACCATTTAAAGCCCTGTTCAAACCAACGCTTGGTGTCGGTATCACTTCATGTACCGGCATTGAATCGCCTTTTCTTTTATCTACTATTAACATTTTTCTCCTTTAATGTGTAAAGTGTTCTATCTCGAAATGGTGGATGACCAGGTGTTTCAACAATTGGCATTTTAAAATTAATTTCGTTTTCCACAATAAATCCAGTTCTTGACAATATTGTATCAAACTGGTGTTGCGAAGGCGTGTGTTGTTTCGGAAATTCTATTACAATAATAGAAGATTTTTTTATTAAATCAACTACGCAATCAAATTCTTTCTCCTCGCCTTCAATGTGAAGACCTAAAATTATTGTTGCAATTCTTTTACCATGTAATTCATTTGAATACATTGAATACCAGTCTGCGACACTTCCGTGAAAGGTATCTTCAAATGTTTTTAACGGATCAATACAATATAATACTTTATCCGTTTTTATCTTTCTTTTGTATGTTCCTATATCAACAACAACATCAATATCATCAAGATAATATTCAGCAACATGATGTCTAATTGAATACGATTTTGTATAGAGATACTCCCACCTATCCATTAAATTCCAGCCCTTGGCATAATTAATGCCGTTCCACACCCAACTGTAAAATTGACAAACCCGTAATTATTTTCTTCAGCCCACTGTGTTGCGGCTTGATAACAACCAATTCCAAGATTACCAAGCTTAGCAGGTATATTGTTTGTATCATGAACAGTAATTGCCCAATTTTCTTTTCTCATTCTACTTCCATAATTACATAAGTCCTTATATACTTGCTCATATGTATGATCTGCATCAACATGTAGATATGCAATATTATTAAAATTTTCAAAAGCGGAATCGGTTAATTGTTTGTATATCTTAATTCCTTCGTAACCATCTATTACATTTTGATATACCGGTCTGCCCCAAATACCGATATCTGCATCAACAAGCGATACATCTATTTTATTAATTATTTCTTCTCTTATTAATACCTCTTGTGCATAATGCATCAGTTTTGGTACAAAACCAGCCCCAGATCCTAAACAAACACATATATCTGCCTTTAATGAGTATGGGAGTGCATAATAGATTGCACCAAGCCCAGCAAAATCATTATTTGCACCGTGAGATTCTGACCATTGTGATGTCTCAACTATATCTTTGTACATTCTTTAAAACCTCCCAACATCTAGCAATATATTTTTGAGAAACCTTTTCCCATGTCATATTTTGATTAATATATTCAGCGCTTTGATATGTTTTATCAGAGACTTCTTCATAATTATTTGCTACATATAGCATTTTGTCGCATAAATCGTCAAAGTTTGGCTCAGCCCATTTACCAGCATTTTCATATATCCCAGTCATGTTTTTGGTTCCCCATGTAAAATCAAGAGGTATAGACATATGAGCAAACTCAAAACACGCCAAAGCATTTGTACAAATTGTAGGAATACCTTTAGCAATTGCTTGAAACGGAATTAACCCCCAACCCTCACCGCTTGTGGGGTACAGCAAGCAATCTGCTTTATCATAAATCGCCCCTAATTCTTCGTGAGATACATCGTAATCAATTACTTCAATTTGTGGATGTTGAACCGGTCCTATCATGTCGCCAGTCCAAATTCTGGCATCTGGGGGACCGTTTGATTTATAAAGCAGCCTGTAATCATAATTTCCCCCAAACACTTTTAAAAACGCATTTAAGGATAACTGAGAGTTCTTGCGAGTTGAAGGTGAACCAACAGAAAGAAAAGTAAATTGATTGTGCGGAGTTCTCTTTTTGGGAAAATATATTTTTGGATCAACACCTAGTTTAAATTCATAAACCGGTTTAATAATACCAGAATTGACAAAAACATCTTTCATAACTTGAGTAGCTGTCCAGATTTCATCCATCTCATTGCATTCAACAACCCAATCTTCTGGCAATTTATTTGTCTCCCAGAAAGTGTAACCAATTGAGTATAAATTAGATTTAACAAACATCTCTGGTATAGAAAAGTTAATGACTATTTCATCAGCAACACACCCCTTATCAAAATATCCCAGACCTAGAATATTGGCTTGAAGCCGACCAATTTCTTCTGGCAAAGATGGCTTATGTCGTCTAATTGGTAGACCGCTTGAACCGATATGTTCCCATAGGCAATCTGGTGCGTAGCCATAGCCTTCGCTAAATTTTTGGGTTTGATTATCAGACCATACAAGCATACAAATTTACGCTAATATTATACAATACTTTTAACCAATTGTTTTCTTTTAATGTAATCATCTACCAAAATAATCTTGTCTGCCGATTCAAGTTTGAAAGAATCTAACCTGTTTAATGTGTTTTTATCTTCAATTTTAGATAAACGAATTGCGTACCAGTTATGTTCTTTTAACAAATTTTTTACTTTTTGATACACTGTAGAAAATATTACAATCTTAAAAAATTGCCTGCCATCCCAACAATAAACACTTGCCATTTCTTTTCCAGATGATGTAACAAAGTTTCTTATATTAAAAATATACGCAAGAGTTTTTTCATCATTTACAAAACCAAGACCATTATCATAAAGCCATTTATATTCATGGTCAACGCCAATTTTCTTTAACATCATAATTTTAAATAAATTTGAGTCTTCTACATTGTAAACATCGCAATATGCATGGAGTGTTCTATCGCCAATTAAAGCATAAACATAATCTCGTTGACCCAATTCAGTATTTCTTTCTCCAAATATTGTGCAAGAACCAGAATGATCTTCAAGATCAACTCTTAAATAATTTGTAGCCTTCTTTGTAGACCGAACAACTGCCTTTACTAGAGTAAGATTTGAAATTGTTTCATGAAAATCAACAGCATTCTCTACAAATTCATCAATCATTGTTTTGTGCTGGCTTGATTCAATTGGGAAGCCGAGCACCGGCAAATAATATTTTTCGTGGTCAAATTGCGAAATATGACCAATGCTTTTAAAAGCCCCGATTTTATCTAAATTCTCTCTCAATGGAGCCTTTACAGCCGATTTAGAACACTTATGTTCAAACTCTTCAAAAGAATTAAATGGTCTTTTTGCTTTAATTTCATCTATTGCGCTTGTACCGCAACTTGCTATGTTGGACAAACCAAAGCGAATGCCCTCTTCTTCTTCGGCAATAGACATAGAAAAAAATTCATCTGATTTATTGATATCCGGAGCGTATATTTTCAACCCCAGCCGTTGGGCTTCCATTAAATAAGCAGTAATTTTATCCGACGCAGATTCATTGCAAAGTAAAGCCCACATAAATTCAAGCGGATAGTTAATTTTTAACCACATCGTCTGATACGACATTAGAGAGTAAGCAACAGCGTGAGATTTATTAAACATATATAAAGCCGATTTTAAGAACTCAGACCATAATTTTTCAGATTGCGCAACGGTCAGATATTTGTTGCTAATAAACTTCTCTTTGTACTTAGAAAATTCATTAATATCTTTTTTCTTACCAATAATTTTACGCAACGAATCAGCTTCTGCCCATGTAAAATCAGCCAACAATACCGTCATTTGCATCAATTGCTCTTGAAAAATAACCGTTCCGTATGTTTCTTCCAAAATTGGTTTAACTATATCATTTACATATCTGGGTTTCTTTTGACCCTTTTTGCAATCAATATACCTTTGACCTTGAGATACCAATGCCCCTGGCCTTACTAAGGCATTTGATACGACAAGATCGTTAAAGTTATCAATACCCATTCTTTCAATTAGGTTGCGATAAGCCGCAGCGTCTGTTTGGAAAACACCAACGGTATTAACATTGGTAAAATTCTCAAATACCTTGGGGTCGTCAAGAGTTAAAGATTGCGACTTTACATCGCGCCCTGTACGCTCTAGGATCTTGTTTAAGCAATCTTTAATCACCGATACGGTCTTTAGACCCAAAATGTCAATTTTAATAAGTCCAACGGCTTCTGCGTCTTCCATAGCAAAGGCTGTAACGGCGGATCTTTCCCCGCCTTTTGAGTCTTTACGAGATTCAACCGGGCAAACCTCTGTTAATGGCACAGAAGAAACAACCATGCCGGCAGCATGAATACCTGCGGTACGAATACGGTTTTCTAAACTTGAAGCAATTGGCACAATATCTTTATATTTGTTGATAAAAACCTTGCCCTTTTCTGTGGCTTTAAGTTCATCAATTGTTTCAAAAAATGGGGTGATTGAATTAATTTCGGCAAATGGCACCTGTAGCACTCTTGCTACGTCTTTTACACAACTTTTAGGCTTAAAAGTGCCATAAATTGAAATTGCCGCAACATTATTTTCGCCCCAGCGAACGGCAAGATACTTCTTAATCTCATCTCGCCGTTTATCTTCAAAATCCAAATCAATATCGGGATAATCGTTTCTTTCGGGGTTTATAAAACGAGAAAACAACAGATTGTATTTAATTGGATCAACTTGTGTAATATCCAACAAAAAGGCCGTCAAACTTCCGCCAACAGAACCGCGACCGGCGCCTCGCCCAATATTGTTGTTGTCAGCCCATTTGACCAAATCCCACACAATTAAAAAATAGTCTGAAAATCCGAGCTGTTTGATAACCGCCAACTCTTCGTTCAGCCGATCTATATAAACCTGCTCGCCCAGCCCCATTTCTTGCAACCTAAATTTTGCAAGTTCGGACAAATAATCATCGGAATGTATTGCATTCATGTACTTAGGCAAGAGATTCTTGCGTTTTTCAATTTTCGCTACACATTTATCGGCAACTTCCATTGTGTTTTCCAAAATATCAACCCTGTCATAGCCGGCCTTTTTAAACCACGAAGCCACCTCTTCGGCTTTAGCAATATATGGATTAATAGCATCAAACCTAAGATGCCTGTTAGGATACATATTATTAATTTTCGCCACTATGTCTAAAGAAGGATTATGTAAGCAATTTGAGTGCTCCCTAGCGTGTCTTTGGTCTGAAGCAGGAAAACTTGGGAACTGGGAAAGTATTAGTAATATTTCTTCGCAGCCCCGATCTTTATACGCAGGGAAATGGCAATCTGCTGTAGCCAACACAGGTCTGTTAAATGAACTTGCTAAATCAATTAAGCCATCGTTTAACTCTTTTGGGTTCCAAGCTTGCACTTCATAATAAAAATCGTCTTTGAATATTTTTAAAAATCGTTCTGATAATTCTTGGGCTCTATTGGCATCCCCCGCCATAATTGATCTTGATATAGCGCTTGCCATACAGCCAGAAAGAGCAACAACATCACCGTCAACCAATTGCTCTAAAAGGGAGAAATCAATTCTTGGTTTATAATAAAAATTGTTTCTCCAGGCTACTTGATTTATTTGAAATAACTTTCTTAAACCTTCATTATTTTTAGCCAATAAAATTAGATGAAATCGCTCAGACCTATCTTCGGTATCTGTATCAATTGATGGCACAAAATAAGCCTCGATCCCAAACAATGGTTTTACATTATGCTTAATGCACGAATCTTGAAATTTTAGTACACCACCCATTGTGCCGTGATCTGTAATTGCAGCAGCGACTTGTCCGTTGGTGCTTGTAATTTTCGCTATCTCTTCCGGCGTGGACATCCCATCTAACAAGGAGTATTCAGAATGGCAGTGTAGATGAACAAAATCTAACATTTTATAAATCTAAATCATACAAAGTGTCAATAGTTGGTAATTTCTTCCAATAAGATTTGTTATACCACGCTTTTCTCAAAAAACAATTAATGCCATTATCTAATAATATTTTCACCTCAGATGGATTATCTTCTACCATATACAAGGGGCTAATTTCCTTAGCCATTTTATATTTTTCATTATACGAACTAAATTTAGGAATTAGCGTATTGATTTTCCATTCATTTAACCAGGGGACGGCGGCTTCCATTGAAGCCACCATTCTTCTTGCTGTTAAAATATGAACATCAACGCCTTCACTAAACCAGTAGTTCACTTGATGCCATGCGTCTTCAAAAGGTTTTAAATTTTTCCAAAACAAAGAATTAGAAAATAATTTTAGTGCATCTTCATCTATTGTGTCGGCTATTAACCATGTTGAGTAATCAATATGATCACCACCATCATCATGCAAATATTCTGATATAGCCGTATCTATATCGGCTATTACGCCATCTAAATCTAAAATAATATTTTTTTTCATAGTGGGTGTAATGAGATTTGAACTCATACTTTGTTGATTTTAAGTCAACTGCCTCTGCCGTTGGGCTATACACCCTAATCCACTGGTGGTCCAGTGGATTATTTCACCAAGTGTCTTTTATTTCTCCAGTTGTAAGAAACATTTGTTGTTTCTCGTATGGCAGAGTCATATAAAGACTATCTAATTGATGAAGCGGTAAGTCAGAAATTGCTTTAGATTCTGGCGCTACATCTAATGGAATTAGAGAATAATTGGTGTCTGCTGCGGATGAACCAGTTCGTGAGTATTTATAATACCTATCAACGATGGTTCCAAATTCTTTTGCATATTCAATTAATGTTAAACCAACATGGCGTTGATTAAATGTTGTATCAAGAACCCTTGGCTCCCAAACATTTGGCTCTATTTCAACAGCAATATTGATCAATAGATGCGGCTTGGGTCTCCAGGCTTTATCAACAACAGATTGCTCAGTGCCCCAACAGCGATAATTAAATTTTTCAAGTCCCGCAGTTGATGCAACCTTCCATTTCCAATTAATTGGAGATGTGACTACTGGAACATTAATTGCTGTTCCAATTTTTTCGTTAAAATATTTTGAATCCTCAGTCAATTCTTGACGAAAACGAATTCGGTAAGATTGGTTTGGCTGAACAGTAAAATACTTTTTAGTTCCGTTTGATGTATTAGTTTTTGTTACTGACTTTTCTAAGTCTTTTAATGATTTAAGTGATTGAAATGACATTATTTTCTCCTATATGATAATTTGTTTATTGTTAATTGCGTTTATTATTTGTTCTTTATTCATTTCCGCTGGATCTTTCAACCCATCGGGAATACTTGCTACCGAAATTTCCTTACCTCGGCACATCTCTATCATAGCATATCGCATTGCCATACCGGCATCATCATTGTCGCAAAATAAAATAATTTTGTCAAAAAACCTTTTTATCATATTGCCTTGAAATTTTGACACGGCGGCGCCAAGTGTAGCCACTGTATTTGGGAATCCAGACTGATGAACAAACATGCAATCAATACTACCTTCGGTAACTATTACAGAACTACAGGATTTTGCATTCTGAATGTTAAACAAAACATCTGCTCTTTTAAACCCTTTATTGTATAAATATCTCGGTTCTTGTGATGGCTCTATAGCACGACCTATTAATCCAACAAGTTTATAGTTGTAAGATCTAACAGGAATAACTACGCGATTTTTTTCTACAGAAAAGCCTACTTCAAAATGCTTTAATGTTTCAACATCCAGCCCTCGTTCAGTCATTGTTTGTAACAAATTGATTTGAGTATCAAAATCAATTAATAAATTATCAATTGATAGTTCTTCGGTATTTTCAATTTTGTTTAAATCATAATTTAATTCTTTTTCAAGATTATATTTATTATTTATAATATTTTTACTGTATGTTTTCCCTGTTAAATAAAAGTATAATTGCTTAAAATTACCTTTTTTCCCACACGAAGGATTAAAGCACTGCCATAAACCAGTTCTAGTATTAATATACATAGCAGCGCTATGTGTGTTTTTGTGAAATGGGCAATATACATTTAATTCTTCACCGCTAAAAGATTGAATTGAAACATTATAATTATTAAATAAAGATAATATTTCTTCTTCAATTTTTTTAGGCGAGTAACTTGAATTTATAGACATCTCTACCCTGATCGTAATCTGTAATTAATTTTGTTTTTTCAAAAACTGCTCCCGCCAATTTTGCTTCATCTTCCATCCACGATCTTAACCTATGAAGGTCTTCAATGCTTTTAACTTCGCCTTGCACTATAATATCCATTAGATATCCCACTCCTCAGACCATTTACCTGTCTCTAGATTCCATCTTAAATAAAACCCAAAATTAGATGCTCTGCGAACTTTCCTAGAAACCACTTGAAATAAATCAGACGATGGTTCCCTATGTATCGCCAGCACCAAATCGGCATCATAGGCTAGTTGTTTACTCCAAGCCACTTCCTCTAGTTCTGGCGGTCTTTCGGAATGACCATCTGACATAGTTACCGCAGCAACATCTATGATCGGAACACCGTTTTTTACAGCCAATCTCTTAAAGGCTTTAGATAAATTCTTTGCCTTTTCTGTTTCATTTTTAGCCCCACTAGAGTCATCAAACAGGCTGTGGTAGTCAAGAATAACCATGTCGGGATGGTATTGATCTATTTTAGCCTGCACCATGTTTTGGTCAGCAGTTTCAAGACCTTCTGATGTTATTAAATGAATTGCATGTTTCCCATCAAAAGTTGCTTCAGCCCATTGTTCATATTTATCAACAATTGCAGGATTGGCTCTTACTAAATCGGTATTTGTAAAATTTCCCTCTCCATTGTTTAATAATGTATCTAGCCTCTGCCCCTCTTGCTGTTTATTCATTTCAAGTGAAATAATTAATGGTCTATATCCGGCCTTCCACGCATTAACAGCAAATAATCTTGCAATAAATGATTTGCCAACGCCAGTCCAGCCAAGCAAAACAACAAAATCGCCTGGTTGCCAACCGCCAAAAACTTTATCAAGAACATTAATTCCACTTGGTACACCGGCAATAGCCTTTGGGTTTTTTGAACGCAATCTTAACTCTTCAACACGACTTCTCCACTCTCCAGATAAATCAGTATCTTTTAAATTTGATGAAAATTTATATAATTTTGATGTTTCTTCCATTAAGAAAGACAATGCATCTTTTGGTCCAAAGTTACTGATTAAACCATGAGCTTTTGCAATAATATTTCTAGTTTGATACGCTAAAGATTCCTTTTTGGATTCATCAATATAATAATCTATTGGCTCTGGGGTTAAGATAAACTCAAAATCTTGATGATGTTGTTTAATCGTTTCTTTTGACGGAACTTTACTGTGCTTTTCGTAATGAGCAACTATAAAATTCCATACATCTCTGTATTCTAAAAAGACCTTTTCAACGCCACCATTAACAGCAGCAACATAGTCTTGTGTTTGTATAATAGAATTTAACAATCTTACTTCGTAATTCACTCAGAATCCATTCTTTTTTTTGTTTCCTGTACAATAGATTTAAATTTTTCTAACGATTTCTTATCAAACTCTGCTTTTTCCACAAAGACCCTAGACTCGACGGCAAAATCAAAAATTAAAAACGGACCTGGTTTATTTTTTATAAAAGACTCTAAGCCCAATTTAAGATTGTCTTCTTTATAAAAATTTACAAGCGAATCTGCTACTGATTCTTGTCTTGGCGAGTCTGGAATAAAAAGCTTATTTTGTTTTTTGCAACAATCTTTGAAGTGTTTTATTAGATCTTGACCAGTTAGCATTGCTTACCCTTTTTGCTGCCTTCCATGTTTCAAGAAGTATATCAAACTCAGAAAAGCCGCCATTAACACCATATATGTCGTCTTCTTGCCAAGCAGAGAGTAAGCATTCTTTTCTGACACTGCATTTTTTACAGATATTTTTGGCATATTCTATTTCCTCCTTTTTATACGAAAACCAATATTTGCCATTTGGATCGGTTGCACAAAGGGCTTTGTGTTTCCAATTATTCAATTATTTCTCCGCATCAATTTCTAGCAATTTTGCTTCAATCTGAGAATCAATTGCATCCCACAACTTATCCCATGACTCGGTTTCATCAATATTTGATGCTACAACCCGAGCGCCGGCGTCAAGCCGTAGCGATTCATAATTACCTAAATTTTTGGTAATTCCAACCGATGCCCACAATTCAACTTGATTTTCATTTAAGTTTGATTTCATATTATTTCCTTCCTAATTTTACTGTTCCTGATACTTTTATTACATTAGCTTTTACATTAATATTTCTTTGATGAGCAGGTCTCCCAGGAGATCGCTTATTAAAGAATGCTACCATATTGTACACATCATCTCTCTCATAGTACCGCCAGTTTTTATAACTTTGACAAGATTCGTTAAATTTTTTTCCGTTAGGAATCAGTCCTTTCTTCTCGTATTTCCTAATTGTGTCTGATCTTTTTTCAACGATTTTTGCAACCTCCCCAATTGTGTAAATTCTATACATAATCAATTCAGCACCTTGATATGGCATAACAATTTCTTCTTTATTAGTTAAATCAATTGCTGTAATTTTATTTAAATTTTTTGCAATTTTTTTAACTTTAATTATAATGTTAGAATATTTATAAAATTTATTTATTAGAATTGTTGTTTGTAAGTTCATATCTTTCCTTAATTTTATTAAATCCTAAATAATTCAGTATTTTGTTTATTTTTTTGACTTCTACATCTACGGATTCAGAGCAATTTATGCATGTTAAATCTATGTAATTTTTTTGAAAAGCATAATATTGAGAACCAGTAAACACTTTCCCACCGCACCGTTTGCAATAAAAACCAGTTAATTTAATCATTTTGCAAAATACTCCTTATTATGGTAAATAGCCCATCCGTTATATATTGGTGTAACTTCATACAAAAATTTATGTTGTCCTGTGGTTTCGTATGTAACAACACCGACACCCTGTTGCCAGTTTTCGTATCTAACAAGCGGTCTGCCATCAAGGTCCACACCGCCCTTGTGTGAAGGCACCGCCCCGTCAATCCTGGCTAGGCACCCTGGCGATGCTGCCATTGTTGTACGAGCGCCATCAAAATCTTCACGAGTTTTAAAAGCAGTTTCAATTCGATGAATATGACCATAAATCACGCTGGTTTTTTCACTGTTTAAATAAACATTTGCCGTAGAGCCAGAAGATTTAATCCTGTCTCCATGAATAACCCTAAGTCTTTCATTAATCCAAAAATCCGAAGCCGGATAGCCGGGTCTGTATTCCACCCCAAACTCATCCATGCGAACTAAATAAGGAACAGTAAGAACCGGCCAAGTATTTGGCATATTGCCTTTACGAATTCCATAAGCAGCAGCCGCGTTTAACAATAAATATTTTGGCATTCTTTCTTCGTGATTGCCGGCAAGCCATATTATTTTGGCTGACGGCGAAGCATCTCTAAGTTGTGCACAAAATGTTGTCGCCCGATCAATTGCAGCCTGCATTGTTTGTTGATATGCAGGAGTAGTAATGTATTTACTTAATGTTGGAAAATCCAAATTGTCACCAACGCATACAATTGAAGCAGGTCTAAGATCACGCACCATTGAAAGCATAATTTCAATTGCTTTTTCATCATGGGTTGGCTCTAGCCTGCCATCACGACCTCTATAGTAACCAATTTGCGCATCTGGCACGATTACACATTTTTTATATTTTTCTGTTTTTCTTATAACAATTCTTTGCTTTGGTAGACGAATCGGCGGTCCCTGTTTAATCACAGGCCATTGCGGACCACGGGCCTCGCGGCGGATTCGACAAACTCCGTCTTTATCAAGAGTTTTTCTGCAACTATTGTCAGCATATTTTTGATTAGCTGTTTTGGGTTCAAATTGATGGCTGCACCCTGCACCTTCACAAATTTTCATAAGGTTGATTATACACCGATTTTAGCCCAGTGTGGTTAAAACACAATTTATTTTTTAAAACTTTTTTGCCTATTTTCTCTTGTTTCTTTATTGCGTTTATGCATATTTTCTCGCATTTTTTTGCGATGACTGTCAGTTGGTTTTTTACCTTCACGATGAATTGCGCTATGCTCTGGTACCGTGCATAAGAACAAATTTTGTACCCTGTTGTCTGTTTTAATTTCATTAATATGATGCACCGTTTCCCACGGCTGTAAATGTCGATTAAGATAAGTCTCAAATACGCTTCTGTGTTCATAAACATATCCTTTAATACCAAAAGGATGATCTTGATCTAGTATTCTTACATACCCCTTATCATCTATATATTTACCGCCATTATAATTTGGATTGTATTCACCAGATGTATTTCTAACAGTCCATTCTACATCTTTTCTTTTTGAAGCCAATACTTCTTTCATTATTTTTACAAACTTGCTCCAACATCTTCAACTATAAGTTGCAATCTTTCCGTTGCGGTTGGATTAACAGATATTTGAGGAGCATTTGTTGAACCAGATGTCCCAAAAGTTCTCTTAACCGCGGCAGAAAACGATACGGCACTGAGACCGCCACCGCTTTCTAGATAAATACTGTATGTTCCAGCGCCGAGCCTCCCTTGATCTGATTTAAAGGTCATACCAAAAGCAGCTACGTTGGCAGAGGATGCTGTGTTATAAAAAATATGAGGGGATGGTGAAAATTTCCATTCCATCAGAGGACTTGTTGCATTATAACCGTCAGAAACTGCCTGCCATGCTTGTAGTGTTAATACAGCATCTTCTGCTCCTTTTGTGTAAACTGTAAAGCCTGGAAAAACAATCGTTACTTTATAATAACGGTTGTCGCCAAGCGTGATTCTCTGATCAGATCCACCGCTTGGGTTTGTTAAAGCCAACATTGATGTTGAAGAACTCCCCACATTTGCAACAATATTAGCCGTAGTTACTTCAATAAATTGCAAAACTCCAGCCGGTTTGGAATCATTAAAATCTCTAACCTGTTCTATATTCATAGACATTTGGGCCATTCTGTCTGAAGAAATCGGCGTCCCGTCCGTCCATGACACAAAGGAATAATTTTCGTAAGCCATTTATATATTATACCTCATTTAGACATATCTATACCAATTAACAGCCGCATACCTAGCGCCTTTGGTAATTTTCTTAACACGATGCATATACGGGAATGCTGACGAGAACAGGATGCAGTCTCCCTGCTCTGGTCTGTATTCAATATTAAAATATCTAAAACACAATTCACCACCATCATAATCATCATTAAAATATGTAATAGATGATACGGTTCTATGGTATGTTGGGCAATCATCGTTATGATTATTAAAAAAATCTCCTGTTTCATATTTTAAAAATATTACATCATGATTTTTTATTGCTTTATGGGCACTATATTTATCACAAAACATTGCAACATTTTTATCCATAAAATTATTTACTTCATCAGACAAAATTCTTAGAGGGTCTTCAGGATGACAATCCAATAGTGCACTTCCTGAAAATGTTTTGCATCGTCTATGGTCTAAACTTGGCGCTGAATAGTAGCCATCATTTTTTTTGAGCACAACTTCGCCAATTTTAAGAAGCGGATCGGAATATGTTTTTAGTATTGAAAGCCATTCACTTGCTTTATCATTATCATAGGAATAAACAATAATTCCAGGAGCAAGTTCGTTTTCTTTTACCATTTCTTTAATGGGCATACTGCCGTCTTAAGTTTAGTTTTAAGAATCATAAAGCATCCGCATTGCCTGCATTGCTTTGTTAGATCAATTAGTTCTGGGCAGGTGAGGCATATTTCATATCTTTTTTTGCCTAACTCATCATTGGTATAATTGGCGGGATTTAACAAATTCCAAGGTCCGGCATCCCCAATTTTTTTTTTATATTCTTGCCAAGCGTTCATTGCGGGGCTACAAAATTAGTGCCATTCCACACCCACCCAATGCTAATTCCACTTATTTGCTCTTTTGTTACCGGAATAATGGTCGGATTTGATTCCAAACCAGCTATTACCGCTTGTTCATTTTGTATATCTGGCCAAAATATTTTCCCATAATTTTCTTCGTTTACTGAAACATTATATATTTTATATGAATTTAGTGTAGAACCTTCTTCTTGGGAAATTGGATTTATATTTGGACTTTGATTTAATCCATCCATCAACCTAATCATGTATGAATCTTCTGATTCCACAAAAGATATAACTCCAGTATACTCATTGTCTACAAGCACAGCAAAGAACTTTACTGGTCTTAAATCTGGATTTTCTGGAATTTCAAGTAACATATTTTCTCCTGTCTTTGCTCAATATTCTATATTCTATTCTATCAGCATCCGATGCCCGTGTCCGTCCAGTCATTCCATTGCGTAAACGATGGACAACTACATCCAGTACATTGTCCGCTACATTCAGTACCCGACTCTTCACCCGCACCACAAGAACCGTCATAATAAATCCCAGATCTTAATTGAAGACCATTGTTGTAGCAACGTTGTTCAAAGACTAACTGACCCACACAGCAAGCGCAAGGCGATGGCGTTGGGGAAGGATCAGGTCCAGGTCCTGGTTCTGGTCCAGGTCCAGGTCCTGGTTCAGGTCCTGGTCCAGGTCCAGGTCCAGGTCCTGGTTCAGGTCCTGGTTCAGGTCCTGGCGATGGTGTTGGTGAGACGCTGACGGGCGGTGGTGAAGTCGAGCATTGTTGTATACAATATGGTTGACCATCTATATAGGCCCATAACTGATCACTGCTAGAATTATAGTAAAATTCAAATGTTTGAGTGCCATATCTGTAAATAACCCCAGAAGATCCATAAGTTGTATGAGGACCATTTTCAACAGACGTTGTTAAAAGCAATTGACCACCAATAAGTTTTGAAATTCCAAAATTATTGTTTCCATCCGCTGGCCCCTCAATCGCTACACCACCACCATTACCACTTCCTGTAAATTTCCCCAATATCATGTCGCCAGAAAAATTACCGCCAGTAACAAGATTATCTCCAGAAATTGCCCACCCAGCAATTTGACCAGAAGTTGCAGTAACTTTTCCTGTTAATTCCAAATTTGTGCCATTGTAGAGCATCCTATTATCTCCAGCGCCAACGGAAAATGTTCCATTAGAATTCCAGTAATTAGTGGTATTTATAAATATAGAATCAGCAGTGATTGTTCCTCTGATTACAGCAATATCAAACTCAGCAAACCCATTGCCATGAATAGCCCATCCAGAAGTATTGGCAACGTAATTGTTACTTTGGATTATATTATTGACCAATACAATATTGGCTGCCAATTCCTCTGCGGTTACGGCGCCAGCAGCAATGTTTACAGATTGAACTGAATTTGGACCAAGACGAACTCCGGCTGGTCCTAAAATATCTGTTGTTATAATATTAGATATTACTGTTTTAAGATTATCAAAATTTCTTTGCTGCGTTATTTGGCGCTGAGAGCTGCCTATTTTGCCAACAACAAAATCATAAATTGAATATTTACTTATATCTATTAAAGAAGATGATGCACCATCATGATTATGGCCACCCTGAAAGAATAAAATTGTGTTTTCAGACGTCCCTTTTGAAAACGGCATTAAACTACCTTCCTTATTACTAGTGATTGAGATACAGTTGAATCATATGTAAAATCTGTACTAATAACCCAATAATCACCATTAATTATATCAAAAGAATTTAAAGAAGAGATCCTTATTCTATCCCCAAGTTGTAATTTTGGTATTGGCAATATATTTAAATTGATAATAGGAACCGGATCTGACATTTTATTAATAATAAAATTAGCTAAATTTTGAGCATGTGTTAAATCAGTAATAAATTCATTTTCTATTATTATTTCTTTAAGACCATATTTTCTTATATTATCATCTAATACTGCTTTTTGTTCTTTAACATCACCGGTTTTATCAGTTATAACAACTGGAATCCCAGCAATGCCAGCAAAATGCTTTTCCCCAGTTAGTGGATTTTCTCCTTCAATGTAAACAATATCTCCATTGACTGTGTTATTGGAGGCGGCTAATATTAATTTAGCACCAAAAGATGTTGGATTATATTTGATCAATTCTATTTTTGGAGGATTAACAGTGCTCATATTTGTAATTAATGGGTTTTCAATCTTGAAAGCCGGGGCCTTGTCATACAATAAATCATAATTTTTTACTTCTCTAACTAAAGTATTGGCATTATGAGAAGCAATAGATGTATCAAACATGCCCCGCTCTAAGGTTAAAAATGAATTGCTTGTTGTATTACCGTATTTAATAATTTCATTATTTATTTTAAGATAACCAGATTTTGCAAAATAAGGGTTATCCGTTGATAAAACATTTATAGATGTATCATTGCTGGACATTGCGCTTGATAATTGTGTAACCCCAAGCGTTGTTGGATCTTCGGCTCTCCAAAGACTTTGTTTATTAATTAAATTATTAGCAACGCCATTAATTTTTACAACAACTTTATTTGTTTGCAATTGAACATTGTAACTTGCATCAATAATGTTGTCTGAATCCGATAATTGGTATTGCACATTTGCATGTTGATCTATTGATGATTCAAAAAATCTATTAAAATGCTCATATTGGGCTATGTTGTTTTCGTCTATATAAAATCTACCCAGATCGGCTAAACTTATATTGTCAATTACTGCTTGAATAGAAGAATCATTGCCATATATAAATGGCATAATCCTCACTTCTTTCATTTGGGTTTCAATATAATTATTTTTAATTTCACCAGAAGTAAATTGTTTATTATGAATTACAAATTCATCAATATAAAAACTTCTCTTTACTGCCGGCGCAACCTCGGCGCCACTTGAAAAGCCAGCCCCTCTTCCACCAAAAGTTAAATCTTTATCTGCAAAAGAAACTAAAGTACCCGATGTTGTAACAGTGTTAGATAAATTTCCATTAATATAATATTGTAAAACATTATTTTTATATGTAACAGCAAGATGATTATAAATTGAATTAGATAAAGCAGTATTGCTGCTTATGGTTTGAATTCCAGAACTTGATACAAATTTAAATCCATTAGATGAATTGGAATTAAAAAACTCAAAACCCGAACTTGGATTAGCATTGCTCCAATTACTAATATATTCACCATCGTTAGAGAAGCTCCCGTTATGAAATTTTAAAAATATTTGAATAGTAAATTCACCGGTATACAAAAGTGATGCTGTATCAAAAATATTATAAGATATATGATACGGAGTTCTTAGGTATGCGTTGGATGACAATAAAATGCTTTTACTACTGCTGTCCGAAACAACGCCACTTGGCTCAGATATAGCAACATTCCCTAAATATATCGCGTCATTTCTTCTGGATGATCTTTCAATTACATTAACATCAGCCGTAGGGGTCCATGAGTTTGATGCAAATGTTAAATATGTATTATCATTTTTAACACCAATTTTATCATTAGCAACCATTGTGTAGCATTCATTTGCATATATATTGCCTTGACTCCCATTAAATGTTCTACCAAGAGATATTTTAAACGGCTCCCCGGCAACATAATTTTGTGTAAAGAATTCAATTCTTAATTCATAAGCCTTGCCAGCAGTTAATGCAAATTCGTTTGAAGAAAAAGTTACTGTCGAACTAGACCCGGAATCAACTAGTCTCCATTCATCTATAATTAATATTTTATTTAAATAAACCCGGCACCCGCCTTTATTAATTGCTAATAATATTTGGTAATCACCAGTTGCGCTTGGGACATAATATCCATCAAATACGCCATTAAAATATTCTCTTACTACTACTGAATTTTTATCAGTAAATTGACCAGATACAAAATCAAGAGCAAGTTGGTTACTGGAAGATATGGCTGATGTTGTGGTGGTTAATGAAGGACTAATATAGGCTTTAACATCAAGAGCTTTTTCATATAGAGTTAACTCCCTGTCATTTGCATCTAATTGAATATCGAAAACCGAATGCAAATCAGAAGATGGTGCTTGAACAAATCTTGCTCGCAAAGATGTTGAAACAATTTTTTGAGAATTGGCTCTGTCTTTGCTATTTTCATCAAATCCATAGTGCAAAATAGCATTATTTTTTTTATAACTTTTTGAAGGGGGGCATAAATATTTAATATCTTTTTTGGGGAAATTTGTCATTAACAATAAATGCTCAACAGCCTCTGCAACAGTAGAATCTTGAAGCAAAAACCCCTTTGTCAACATTTTTTCATTATTAAATTTACTTCTATCTGTTAAATTTGCAGCAACATTCATGCTTGATGATGTTGCCTGCCACTCATCAATATAAAAAACACCATACGGCACATATTCATAAATATCAAACTTAATTATGGAATTTGCACTATGGGCTCTTGCCAAAGTATTTCCAACCCCTCTTTCTATAATGTTAAAAGAATTATTATTACCTTTACTTGCAATAACTATTTCTTGATTAACACTATTTGGTTCTATTGTAAGTAAATAGTAATTCCCGCTTCCACCGGCTGGAAAATCATTTACACTATTTACTGTCCAAACAGTAGCATTGGCAGCAACATTGGCAGAAAGAATAGCTTCTACAAATTGAGTGCTATAGTAATGTATTTGCCATCCGGCGTGAACATGAACGGCAAGATCTTTTTTCATATATTTACCAAAAAGAGAACTTGAATTAAATAAATTAAACTCTTTTCCGGTGTTATCAAATGTAATTGAAGATGTATTACTCCCACTGCCGGCAATTGGTAAACTTGTTTCATGCACATCTCTTACTTTTGACACACCAAAGTTCATTACATAATCGGTCATGTCAAGACGATAAATTGGGGCAACTTCATTTATTCTTGCATAATCTAATGGATTTTTTGTTGTATAAATTGTTAAAACAATTTTATTAATATCATTTGTACTTATATTGTATAGATAGTGTTGAAAAAAATAATTGTTTTCTGGGATTGTACCATTTTCATCATATACAAGATTTACCGTACTATTATATGCTTTTATATTATAACTTTTTATTTGACCATTATATTCTGAAGTTATTATTTTAATTATATTAACTTTTCTTTCTGTAAAAACATATGTTAGAACAACTGGGGTAGTAAATTGATAGCCGCTGAATGTTGCATGTAATGAGTTCGTGCTTTTTACAGATGATTGATATCCAAATTCATAATTTTCTTCTTTTGTTGGGGGCAAACAATGCCACTGGCCATTAGCTGTAATTACATCGCCATTTATGTCTTTTGCATCACATACAGCCCAAGTAAATGACTGTCGTTCTACACCATTAATTGATTCATTTGGAGTAAAATAAAAATCAGCGCCCCTGGATCTATTCATTAATATCTCATTGGCGGATAATGTTCTACCATTAGCTAACATTCCAGCAACATTGAGATTTACTGTATTTTCCGTAATTTTAGAATTTGTATAATTGCTTGTTGCAATATCAGTATTACTCAATTTATCAATGTGACGACTATCTAACCAGTCAATAAATATTAAAGGTTTAACGCTTTGAGCAATGCCACTAATAGCATTATTAAAAGATGTTGATATTTGTTTGTTATATAAGCCGTATTGAAGCATTTAAACCTCTTCTAAGCTCATTGAGCAATCCCAAAAATACACATCATTACTTAAGTCTCTCCTAATTAATGTTTCATTATAATTTTTTATCAATACATTATAACTTGTTTCTGTATATGGGGTTGTGCCAGATTCATCTAAATTAATAATTTTTAACACATGCCCTCTTGGGTCAGCCGCTATTTGGTGAATAAAATCGCGCCCACTTCCATGATCTACAGTATAATTTATTGAATTTGGCAACCAAGACCAAGACAAATTAAATACTTTTCGCCCAGACCTGTTTTGAGATTTATAATATCTATTTTTTCTATTATTCCAATTTCTATTTTCAACAAAAATTGGTTCTACGTCCATAGCCAATGTTCTATTGTGATTTGTTAATGGTTTACCATCAATCATAATTAGTGTTCTATGTATTGAGGAATAAATTGCCGCATTGACATCATTTTCAAACAAAATAAACGGTTCAATAAACATGGCCCCAAAATTTTGAAGCGCAATACGAATATTTGCAAGAATTATCTTACTACCTGTAGTCATTGAGACCGTAGCAGAAAGCGATGCAGAAACAGTTACTATCCTGAATGTTATTGCGTTAGTGGTTGTTGTTACTGTAGCGTCTAAATTAATTACGGCAAATTTTGTCCTAATAGCAGAAACAACAACGCTACTTTCAATGCTTTGATTTGATATAGCAAATGAAGTTTTTGAAGCATTTATTGTTACATTTGATTCAATCAATAAATTTGATTCAATAAGAACAGCAGCATCTGCTGTATAAAAATCAATACCCGAATTTAATGGCTCTGAAAATGAGTAGTAACTAAATTGACTTGGCATATTATCGCTCCGTCAATGTCATAGAGACATCGTAATAAATACAGCCAGTTGTCAAATCTCGCCTTAACAAGGATTCGTTATATGACTCCAGATAGCAATCATAATTGACGAAGCCGCCAGCCGGTTCTAATTCAATTGAAAAAGAAACATAGTTAGAAATGTTTGCAATGCTAAATAAAAAATCACGAGCAGCTCTATTGTCTACAGTTTTGTTTGCCAAATTTGGCAAATACGACCATGTTAAATTAAACCTTTTTTTATTTTTCGTATAAAATCTTCTTTTATGCCCAGAAGCCAAATCTATATCGTTTGCAGATATTTCTTCGTCAATGCCAAGTTTTCTGTTGTGAGCAGTTATCTCTGTATTATTAATTGTTAATAAATTAACTATTGTCATTACAGACCCCTGTTAATCCCATTGTAAGAATTTATAACACGATTTTCAAGACCAGCAGTTTTTTGGTTTCTTGGCAAAATTTTGGTATTGTAATTTTTCATCATTGCATTAAACCACTCTGGTTCTCCAATAAAATTGTCAACATAAATATTTACATTCTGTGTAGAAGAAGTCGTACCGCTAGGAGAAACAGCGTTACTTATTCTCATATTTGGCATGTTAATATTTGGCACACTAGGCATTGTTGGCAAGTTTGGCTTTGATAATCTCATTGTATTTAAACGATCTAGAATATCTGTCCCAATCCTTTGAACTGCCTTATGATTAATTACATATTCTCCACCGTGTAAGATCGCTGGAATCCCCTGTTGAGCCGGTCCATATGTCATACCGCCAGCACCGTACATCATTCCACCCTTCATGTATGCCATTCCACCACTCATATACGAACCAACTTTTCCACCACTGTAGAGTGTTGGGAGATATGGAAGTTTAATAAAATCAGAAACTTTCTTACCACCAATCACTGGCACAGGTATATTTAATATTGTTTTTGGAAATGCAAAATTACCAAGAAGACCCACTACTCTGTTAAACAAACCAGATACGCTATTTAAAATAGTCTTAAACACATGTGGAATTCCACTTATTGCTCCCGAAATAAAGTCAATTGCACCACCAATTATAGTTCTAATAAAACCACCAATGTTTTCAATAATAGGCTTTACGAAATCATATACACTTTGGAAAGCATTTTTTAATCCATTCCAAACATCTATAACTTTTTCAATAGCAAACTGAACCCCAGTTTTTATGAATTCACCTAATTTCTTTAATACTGGGAACACATTTTCCCACATTGATTTAATTGCGCCCCAAACATTTTGCACTGCTGTGACAATAGCATCCCATGCAAATTTAATGCCAGTCCACAACCAATCCCATAGTTGACTCAATATTGGCTCCAGCCATCTCCACCAATTTTGAGCTACATTCCACAAAATCTCTACAGCATTTTTTATGCCTTCCCAGGCAAATTTAATTCCAGTCCACAACCAATCCCACAGTTGACTCAATATAGGACCAATTATACCCCAGCCCCATGTAATTATGTCCCATACAAACCCAATAGCAATTTTAAGACCATCCCATGCGCCAACAAATATTGTTGCAATCCACTCGGCTACTT